CATTTATTTTTACTTCGCCCCAGAAACACCCCCCGGGTAGGAGTCCCACGAGTCAAAAATGCGTGGTATATTTCGCGCAATTCACGGAGTGCCTCCTTTCCTCCTATGGACAACGCAAACATTGCGGAATATGTTCCTGACATCGACCACGATGTCCCACTTCCGGCTAACGCCACGGAAGCAATGCCCGAGCTATCGCCACGCGAGGAGCTTGATATGCGGGCAAGGACAGTCAAGCTGCTGTCCGATTTGACAGGCAACCCAATAGAACCAAGTGAGAATGAGCGCGGAAATGCGCTGGATTTGGCGCGTCAGATGATGACCAACCCGGGACAAGCCCCTGCTTTGCAGAACTATTCCAATCCCACGATTGCCTATCTGGCCGGGATGGTTGCGCAGCACGACACACTGGTCGTCAAAGAGTTGGCGGACCTGAAGATTTATATCGTCAACAAGCTGGTTGCCGAGACCGAACACCCCGACGGCAAGATTCGCATGCAGGCGCTGCGCAGTCTGGGCGAGATTGATGGTGTGGATGCGTTCAAGAAACGCTCTGAGATGACAGTCAAGCAGCAATCCATTGAAGAAGTGGAAAAAGAACTGCTTGAGACGCTGGAAAAGCTGGAAAAACGCACCGTCGATGTTCAGGCAAGGGTCATTGCAAGCCCTCCCAGCGATGAAAATCACGCCTGAACAGATTCAAACGCTGAAAAACCTGCTGCCGACCATGTCGGTGGAGGACAAAAAGCGCACGCTAGAGCTATTAAAGGCGTGGGACGCGGAGTCTGCTCAAATTTTAGGCAGGGATTCCCTGCTTTCCTTCGCTCAGCACGTCTATCAGGGCTACAAGGTGGGTCCGCACCACCGCAGACTGGCCAAATTGTTCGAAGACATCGCTGCTGGACGCAAAAAACGGGTGATCGTGAACATCGCGCCCCGTCACGGCAAGTCAGAATTGATCTCGTACCTCGCTCCAGCGTGGTTTTTGGGCAAGTTTCCGCATAAAAAGGTCATCATGGCCTCCCACACTGCCGATTTGGCGGTGAACTTTGGTCGTCGGGTGCGAAATCTGGTCGGATCAGACTCGTACAAGGACATTTTTCCGCAGGTTGAGCTTCAGGCGGACTCCAAATCAGCTTCGCGCTGGGGAACCAACTTCCAAGGCGAGTATTTTGCGATTGGCGTGGGCGGTGCGTTGGCTGGGCGAGGGGCGGACCTGTTCATCATTGATGACCCACACTCTGAGCAGGAAGCCAAGTTGGGAAAACCGGATGTTTTCCTACCTGCGTGGGAGTGGTTCCAGTCTGGCCCTATTCAGCGTCTGATGCCCGGTGGCGCGATCATCGTGGTGATGACTCGGTGGTCCAAGTTGGACTTGACTGGGCAGATATTGAACCAGATGGCCCGCGAGGAGGGCGTCGAGCCGTGGGAGGTGATGGAGTTCCCGGCGATTTTGAACGACAAGCCGCTGTGGCCTGAGTTCTGGTCGCTGGAGGAATTGCTGGCCAAGAAGGCCGGGATGGACGTGCGCTATTGGGAAGCGCAGTACATGCAGAACCCGGTCTCCGAGGAGGGCGCTCTTATTAAGCGCGAATGGTGGCAGATTTGGGACAAGGATGAGCCGCCCCAGTGCGAGTTCACGATCATGAGTCTGGACGCGGCGCAGGAGTCCAACAACCGCTCTGACTACAACGCCCTGACGACGTGGGGTGTCTTCATGAACGAGGAGACCAACGCGTACAACATCATCCTCCTGAACGCGATCAAGCAGCGTCTGGAGTTCCCGGAGCTTAAGAAGTTAGTCCTTGAGGAGTACAAGGAGTGGCAGCCGGACGCGTTCGTGGTGGAGAAGAAGAGTAACGGCGCGGCGCTGTATCAGGAGCTTCGCAGGATGGGCGTGCCTGTCGGAGAGTTTACTCCCGGCAAGGGGCAGGATAAGATCAGCCGGGTTAATGCCGTCGCTGATATGTTTTCTTCAGGGATGGTGTGGGCACCCGACCGGCGTTGGGCGCGGGAGGTCATTGAGGAGTGCAACGACTTTCCCAGCGGGACGAACGACGACTTGGTGGACTCCACGACTCAGGCGCTCATGCGGTTTAGGCAGGGCGGGTTTATTCGACTTCCGTCCGATGAGCCGGAAGAGATTCAATGGTTCAAAAGTCCGCGCAGAGAGCGGTACTACACGGTTTAAGGAGCCACCATGGCAACAAGCGGAATTGACAAATCTCTTTACGGCGCACCCATGGGGCTGGAGGCAGTCATGCCCGAGCCACCGATTGAAATTGAGATCGAGAACCCGGACGAGGTCAACATTGGCCTAGGCGACATTGAGATCAGCCTGACCCCGGAGCCCAAGACGAACGACAAGGACTTCGACGCGAACCTCGCGGAGTACATGGACGAGTCCGCGCTTCAGAGGCTGGGCGAAGAGCTAGTAGAAGACTTCAGCAAAGACATCAACGACCGCAAGGAGTGGATGCAGACGTATGTCGAGGGTCTGAAGCTGCTGGGCCTGAAGTACGAAGAGCGTACCGAGCCGTGGAATGGCGCGTGTGGCGTGTTCCACCCGATGCTCACCGAGTCCGTTGTGCGTTTCCAGTCCGAGGGCATCACGGAGACGTTCCCGGCTGCTGGCCCTGTCAAGACGGTGATCATTGGCAAGGACACTCCGCAGAAGGAAGAAGCCGCGATGCGCGTGCGCGCGGATATGAACTACCAGCTTACCGAGGTGATGTACGAGTATCGCCCGGAGCACGAGAAGATGCTGTGGAACCTGCCGATTGCAGGGTCCGCGTTCAAGAAGGTGTACTACGACCCGAGTCTGGGGCGTCAGGCTGCGGTGTTCATCCCCGCCGAGGACATCGTCGTGCCGTATGGCGCGAGCAACCTTGAGACCGCTGAGCGTGTGACGCACGTCATGCGTAAGACCGAGAACGAAGTGGCCAAGCTGATCGAGGCCGGGTTCTACCGCGACGTTGAACTGGGTGAGCCGACCTACCAGCTAGACGACATCGAGAAGCAGAAGGCCGAAGAGATGGGCATGAGCGCCATCGACGATGCGCGCTATCGCATGCTTGAGATGCACGTCAACCTAGACCTCAAAGGCTATGAAGACAAGGACAAGAAGGGGCGTCTTACGGGGATTGCGCTTCCTTACGTGGTTACTGTGGAGAAGGGTACTCGCAAGATTCTGGCGATCCGCAGGAATTGGTACGAGGAAGACGCTCTCAAGCTCAAGCGACAACACTTCGTCCATTATCAATACATTCCCGGGTTTGGTTTCTATGGCTATGGCCTCATCCACCTCATCGGGGGCTATGCCAAGAGCGCGACGATGCTTATCCGCCAGCTTGTTGACGCTGGCACTTTGTCTAACCTCCCCGGTGGTCTCAAATCGCGGGGTCTTCGCATCAAGGGAGATGACACCCCCATCGCTCCGGGAGAGTTCCGAGACGTAGACGTCCCGTCCGGTTCCATCCGCGACAACATTCTGCCGCTGCCGTACAAGGAGCCGAGCCAAGTTCTGATGTCGCTGTTCAACCAGATCGTGCAGGAAGGCCGTGCGTTTGCGTCCGCTGGCGATATGAAGGTCAGCGATATGTCCAGCCAAGCGCCGGTGGGTACCACCTTGGCCATCCTTGAGCGCACGCTGAAGGTGATGGGCGCAGTTCAAGCGCGGATGCACTACACGATGAAGCAGGAGTTCAAGCTCCTGAAGACCATCATCGCTGACTACACCGCCGAGGACTACAGCTACGAGCCGGAGGAGGGTAGCCCCCGTGCCAAGCGCAGCGACTACGACATGGTGGAGGTGATCCCCGTGTCCGACCCGAACGCTGCCACGATGGCGCAGAAGATCGTGCAGTACCAAGCGGTGTTCCAGCTTGCACAGAGTGCTCCGCAGTACTACGACATGCCCCTGCTGCACCGCCAGATGATTGAGGTGCTGGGTATCAAGAACGCGTCCAAGCTCGTGCCCATTGAAGAGGACATGGTGCCCACCGACCCGGTGCAGGAGAACCAGAACCTGCTGACCATGAAGCCGGTCAAGGCGTTCATCGAGCAGAACCATCAGGCGCACATTCAGACGCACATGGCTGCGATCCAGAACCCGAAGATTCAGCAGCTCATGCAGATGAATCCGCAGGCGCAGGCGATCATGGCCGCAGCCATGGCGCATATCAACGAGCACATCGCGCTGGAGTACCGCCGTCAGGTGGAAGAGCAGATTGGCGTTCTGCCCAGCGAAGAGCAGAACAAGCAGGTGCCCCCAGAGATGGCCGACCAGATCGCCATCGCAGCCGCTCAGGCCACTGCCCAGATCACTCAGCGCGATACGCAGCAGGCTCAGCAGGCCGCAGCCCAGCAGCAGATGCAGGACCCCGTGGTCCAGATGCAGATGCAGGAGTTGCAGCTCAAGCAGCAGGACCTCCAGCTGAAGGCCCAGAAGCAGCAGATCGAGGCCGCAGCCAAGGCCGATCAGATTCGGATCGAAGAAGCTCGCATCGCGGCTCAGAAAGAGATCGCTGCCATGCAGGTCGCGGCAAGTGCCGCTGCACAGAAAGACAAAGCGAATCGTCAGCAAGAGACGGAAGGAGCACGCATGGGCTTGGACGCTGCCAAACACCGCGCCCAGATGGCCATGCAAGCAGCGCAACGGGCCGCGCAACAAAGGCCCAAACCTAGGAAGGAGAACGATTGAACGAGTACCGAGTTTTAGCTCTCGTACAGGCGGAGATTGAAAAAATTCGCCAAGAACAAACCGCGTTCTTGGCTGCTAGTCGCGCCGATACGTACGACGAGTACAAGAAAGTCTGCGGGGTAATCCGAGGTCTATACCTTGCAGACAACATCATTAACGACCTCGTGCAACGAATGGAAAAAGCCGATGACTGAATTTGACGTGCAGGCGATTGACTTATCCGGGCTGCTGAACAAGCCTGCCGAGGAGAAGGCCAAGCAGCTTCCTGATCCCAAAACGTTCCACCTTCTGTGCGTTGTTCCGGAAGCGATGGAAGAGTACGCGGATAGCGACGTGGGCATCATTAAGGACGCCAAGACGATGCACTACGAAGAGGTGCTGACTCCCGTGCTGTTTGTGGTCAAGGTCGGCCCCGACGCCTACAAGGACACCACCCGGTTCCCCAGTGGCCCGTCATGCAAACAAGGTGACTTTGTCATCGTGCGCCCCAATTCAGGCACCCGCTTGAAGATTCATGGCCGAGAGTTCCGCATCATTAATGATGATTCGGTCGAAGCCGTCGTTGAAGACCCGCGTGGGATCACCCGCGCTGCTTAAGGAGTGAACATGCCCCTGCCGAAGTTTGAAGGCGAAGAATTCGAGTTCCCGGACGAGAAGGAAGCCAAGGAAAAAGTCAAAGCCGCTGATGAGCAGCTAGACGACGATTTCAAGATTGAGATCGAAGACGACACCCCTCCCGAGGATCGTGGTCGCAAACCCGCACCGCCTCCGGAAGACCCCACCGAAGAGGAACTCTCGTCCTACGACGAAAAAGTTCAGGCGCGTATCAAGAAGTTCACTCGTGGTTACCACGACGAGCGTCGCGCCAAGGAAGCTGCTCTGCGTGAGCGTGAAGCCGCTGAACTGTTTGCCAAGCAGGTCTACGAAGAGAACAAGCGCCTGCAAAAGCAGCTTGCCGAGGGCAGTCAGGTCTTCATCGAGCAGTCCAAAACCAGCGCGGCTACCGAACTTGAAATAGCCAAAAAGAAGTACAAAGAAGCTTACGAGTCGGCAGATCCTGATGCTTTGGTGGAAGCGCAAGAGGCTATCGCCAAGGCTACGCTCAAATTAGAGCGTGCTGGGCAGATGAAGCCGATTGAGGAGAGCGAGTTCAAGCCTGCCGCTGCGCCCGCCGCCTCTCCCGAAGATAACATGACCCCTCGCACCAAGCAGTGGGTCAATTCCAACAAATCGTGGTTCGGCCAGCCCGGCTACGAAGATATGACTATGATGGCTATGGGGCTTGACAAAAAGCTACAGCAGCAATATGGTCCCGATTACGTTGGTAGTGAGGAATACTTCCGCACCATCGACAAAGTGATGCGCAAACGATTCCCCGAACACTTCGAAGACGAAGACGGGAGCTATGAGGAAGAACCGCCGCCTCGGAAAAGGGCAGAACCGGCAGACGAAGATGATTCTCCGCGCCGTGCAACAAAACCCGCTGCTGTTGTGGCCCCGGCTACTCGCAGCACACCGCCTAACCGCGTGAAGCTCAAGGCTTCTCAAGTTTCGCTGGCGCGCAAACTTGGGATTACCCCAGAGGCGTACGCTAAACAGGTTGCTCTACTTGGAAGGAATGAATAATGGAACAGCAAGTTCAACCCCAAAACCGGCTCAAGCGTGAACTGGAAGCCCGCGAGAAGACGCAAATGCGTCCTCAAGCATGGCGTCCGCCCGAGACGCTACCCGCTCCGGATGATCGTCCGGGCTGGAAGCATCGCTGGGTTCGTCTGAGCACGATGGGAACTTCTGATCCCAGCAACATCTCTTCCCGGTTGCGTGAAGGATACGAGCCCTGCAAAGCAGAGGACTATCCCGAACTCATGATGCACGCTACCACTGAAGGTCGCTTTAAGGGCGGCATTGAAGTGGGTGGACTGTTGCTCTGTCGCATCCCGACTGAGTTTTTGGATCAGCGTATGAAATACTACGAGGGTCAGAACAAAGCTCAGATGGAATCGGTGGACAACAATTTCCTTCGTGAAAATGATCCTCGTATGCCCCTTTTCTCTGAAAAGAAGACGAAGGTCACTTTCGGTTCAGGTTCTTAAATCTAGGAGTCTTTAATGGCTTATCCCACCATTGACAAGCCGTATGGCTTGAAGCCGATCAATCTGATCGGTGGTCAGGTGTTCGCCGGACAAACTCGCCAATACCAAATCGACCCCGCTGGGTTCGCTGGTAACATCTTCTACGGAGATGTGGTGAAGTTGGTTTCGACGGGCTACGTTGAAAAAGATACCGGTCAGGCGACCGCAACGCCGCTGGGCATCTTCCAAGGTTGCTCTTACGTGAACGCGCAAGGGCAAACCATCTTCGCGCAGTACTACCCCACCGGGTACGCTGCCCCCACCGGCACCGTCATCACCGCCTACGTGCAGGATGACCCCGATCTGCTGTTCAAGGCAGTTCTGGTGTCTGGTCAAACCGAAGGTGGCAACGGCCTTGTTCCGGCTTATCTGAGCCGTAGCATTATCGGCACGAACGCTGAACTGGTGCAAAACGCCGGTTTGACCTCGACCGGTGATAGCCGTATCGGCGTGTACGCTACCACTAGCGCTACCACCGCTTCGCTGCCCATCCGCATCGTTGATGTGGTGCCTGATACCGCCAACTCGTCTGGTGATTTCGTGGAAGTGATTTGCAAGTGGAACGCTCCGTATGTGGTCTCTACCTCGACCACCACTGAGCCGACCCCGGGCACCTTCGCCACTGTGACCACCAGCACTGTGACTGGCGGCCATCAGTATCTCAACCCCGTTGGCGTCTGATAAGGAGTAATTAAAAATGGCTATTTCACGCGCACAACTGCTGAAAGAGCTGCTCCCCGGTCTGAACGCCTTGTTCGGGATGGAGTACGCTCGCTACGGCGAAGAGCACAAAGAGATCTACGAAACCGAGACCTCTGAGCGCTCGTTTGAAGAAGAAACCAAGCTGTCTGGCTTCTCCGCCGCTCCGGTGAAGAACGAAGGCTCTGCGATTGCTTATGACAACGCGCAGGAAGCTTGGAGCACCCGCTATACGCACGAAACCATTGCTCTGGGTTTCTCGATCACCGAAGAGGCGATTGAGGACAACCTGTACGACAGCCTGTCTGCTCGTTACACCAAGGCTCTGGCCCGCGCTATGGCGTATACCAAGCAGGTTAAAGCTGCTGCGGTTCTGAACAACGGCTTCTCCAACACCTACCCCGGTGGTGATGGCGTCTCCCTGTTCAACGCAAACCACCCGCTGGTGTCCGGCGGCGTGAACAGCAACACCCCCTCCACCCAAGTTGACCTGAACGAGACTTCTCTGGAAGCCGCCGTTATTCAGATCGCCGCTTGGACGGACGAGCGTGGCCTGCTGATCGCTGCCAAGCCCAAGAAGATGATTGTTCCCCCGTCGCTGATGTTCGTTGCCAAGCGTCTGCTTGATACCGAACTGCGCGTGGCAACTGCTGATAACGACATCAACGCTATCAAGCAGATGGGTGCAATCCCCGAGGGTTACACCGTGAACCACTTCCTGACCGACCCGAACGCATGGTTCCTGACCACTGACGTTCCCAACGGCATGAAGCACTTCGTGCGTACCCCGCTGCAGAATTCTATGGACGGGGATTTTGACACGGGCAACGTCCGTTACAAGGCTCGCGAAAGGTATTCTTTTGGCTGGAGCGATCCGCTCGGGATGTGGGGTTCCTCTGGTTCGACCTAAAAATCGAATACCAAAGGTATCAAAAAAGGGGACTTCGGTCCCCTTTTTTCTTTGGGGCTTGTGTTACTCGTTCAGCTTAGGGTACACTACGGGCAAAGGAGAAACCCATGGCCCGAGGCATCTACAAGATCATCAATGTCGTCAACAACAAATTCTACGTGGGTAGCGCCGTAGACCTGAAGCGCCGCAAGGCGCGACACTTTTCGGAGTTGCGCAACAACCGCCACAACAACCGCCACCTGCAAGCCGCGTGGCTCAAATACGGGGAGCAGGCGTTTATCTTTGTCGTTGTGGAAGAACTGCCGGACGAAGCCGACTTGCTCGCTGCCGAAAACGTCTGGCTCAAAGAGCACGTAGGCAAGGACTACTGCTACAACCTTGGAGTAGACGCCACTGCACCGATGCTTGGCGTTAGCGGAGAGCAGAGTCCGACATGGGGGTACAAACATTCCCCCGAAAATATTGAAGTCATTCGGGCCGCTTCCACTGGGCGTAAACAGGACGCAGAAGTCATCCGTAAGAAGACCGAGCACCTCATCGGCAAACCCAAGTCCGCCGAAGTCCGCGCCAAAATCTCCGCTACCCTCTCAGGGGAGGGCAACTTCTGGTACGGCAAGAAGCGTCCTGACCACGGGGCCAAAGTCAGCAAGGCGGTCGAAGCAATAAGCCCGGAGGGCGAGGTGCTTCGGTACGCCAGTATCGCTGCACTGCGGGAAGCTGCGGGTATCAAACCTCCTACGGCTAACCGGGCGCTTAAATCGGGCAAGCCACTAGCTCGTGGACCCTATAAAGGCTGGCGGTTCAAATATGTTGACCCCGCCATCCCCGGGTGATATATTGGCCCCATCCCGGGGTCCCCGGCGTTTCTGACAGTCCCGGCTGACGACATGCAGACAGAGCGCCCAAACGAACACTCGCATGTGAGGAATCATGGCACGTACTACGTTCAACGGCCCGGTCGTTTCGCAAAACGGCTTCATTGGTGGCCACCAAGTCGCTTCCGCTAACGCTGTCAACGCTACTGGCACTGCTTCTGCTGCGCAGGTTGCGTCTGGCTACATCACTTCCACTTCGGCTGCGCCGACGACCATCACTCTGCCCACCGGCACTGATCTGGGTGCGCTGATTGGTGCAACTCAAGGTACCACCCTTGACCTGTACATCGACAACACCGCTGGCGCGAGCACCGTGACTGTGGCTGTGAACACCAACGCAGTTCTGTCCAGCGCCGCTGTGGATACCGCTGGTTCGTTCGGTGATCTGACGATTGCTTCTGGCGCTACCGGCATCGGTCGCTTCACCCTGATGTTCTCCAGCCCCACCGCGTACACCTTCACCCGTACGGCTTAATAGGAGGCCGACATGGCCATGCAAACTGACATCCTAGCGACTTCGCTGGCTGCGTCAGGTACTGCGTTTGCGGGGCGTACTCGTGTTCGCGGTGCTCTGATTGAGCCGGGCGGTAGCGCGGGTACGCTTGTCTTCAAAGATGGTGGCGCTAGTGGCACCACGAAGTTCACCATCAACACGACGGCCAACGGGGAATCGTTCTCGGTGGTGATCCCATCGGACGGCATCCTGTTCACGACGGACGTGTACGTGGCGCTGACGAACGCCAAGGTGACGGTGTTCTATGGCTAAGTCCCCGGCATGGCAACGCAAAGAAGGCAAGAACCCCAAAGGTGGTCTGAACGCCAAGGGGCGCGCCTCTGCGAAGGCCCAAGGGATGAACCTAAAACCTCCGCAGCCCGAAGGCGGCAAGAGGCGCGACTCCTTCTGCGCTCGGATGAGTGGCATGAAGAAGAAGCTCACATCCGCGAAGACTGCGAACGACCCAAACTCCCGGATTAACAAAGCCCTACGCGCATGGAACTGTTGAGGTCACGCGATGGAGATGATGGTTTGGAACGTGATTCTCACGGCCATTGTGGCGCTGTTGGGGTTCATCGTGAAAGAAAAGTTTGCCGAGCTTCAACGCATCAGCATTCTGCTTAACCGCACCCGGGAAGAAGTGGCGCGTGATCACATCACACGCACGGAGTTCCGAGCGGACATGCAGCAGTTGATGGAGCGGTTCGACAGGATTGAACGCAAGATCGACGCGATGCGAGGAGCCAAGAATGCCCAGCAAGACTAGAGCGCAGCACAACTTGATGGCGATGGTCGCTAACGACCCCGCCGCTGCGAAGCGCGTGGGCATTCCTCAATCTGTCGGCAAAGAGTTCGTCAAAGCTGACAAGGGTCTGAAGTTTGGTAAAGGCAGTGGCAGCCGTGCCGATCTTCAGAAAATCAACCGCCCTGACACCCGTCAAGGCAAGATGGAACTTTTTGCAAAAGGTGGTGACATGAAAGAATCCAAGAAGATGGTTGGTAAAGAGTTGGCCTTCATGAAGAAGAAGGGCGCTCCCAAGTCCATGATCAAGCACGAGATGGCCGAAGCCGGTATGAAGTACGGCGGCAAGACCAAGAAGATGGCTTCTGGTGGTCTGGCTGCTGGTCACAAAGCTGCTGACGGCGTTGCTTCCAAAGGCAAGACCAAGGCAATGCAGGTCAAGATGGGCGCTGCCAAACCGCTGGGCATGAAAAAGGGCGGCTACTGCTGATCTAAGGAGTCCATCATGGACATGCTCGAAAAGAGAAAGCCTGCCGTTAAAGACGGCGTCTACGACCCCGACTCTGGCACTCCGCCTCCGCAAGACATTGATGGCGGCTCCGTGACCCCGTCCAAGCCGAAGCCCAAGGCGTCTAAGCCTAAAGCCATGGCCAAGGGTGGCTACGTCAAAGCTGCCGATGGCTGTGCCCAGCGCGGTAAAACCAAAGGACGGATGGTATGAGCCTACTTCTGGGTGCGCTTGCTGATGAGGACAAGCTGAAAAGCCTTGCGTCCAAGGGCATGATGGGAGCGATCCCGATGATGCTCACCCGGGACAGCCAGAAGGATTCTGCGGAAGCAGAACGTCAGAAAGCGATTGCTGCCTCTGCGCGTGGTGAGGGTATGAAAAAAGGCGGCATGACTGCCTCCAAACGCGCGGATGGTATTGCCCAACGCGGTAAAACTCGCGGAAGGATGGTGTGACGTGAAAAAAGCTAGACGATACGCCGAAGGCGATGTAGTCGATGTCGATGAAGGCGCGATCTCTGGACCGGCTCCGAAAGAGGCGGTAGCAGAAGAAGCGCGATTGGTTTCTTCTGAAAAAGAAGAAAAGCCGGAGACCTTCAAAGAGGCGTTTAGCAAAGCGCGCCGCGCTGGTGACAAGACGTTTGAATGGAACGGCAAAACTTACTCCACGAAAGTGGCAGGTGAGTCCAAGTCAGAAACCAAATCGACTGCACCAGCAGAGCGCAAGTCCGCCGCAAGTGCGGAGTCTAAGCCTGCCACTCGCACCACGAATTTTCCTTCTGGCTCGTTGGCCGGTAGGATTGCCAGATCGCAAGGCGCGGTTAGTACTGTTCCGGAACCCACCTCTTCGGCGGGGGAGAAGAGTGCCCGACAGCGTCAAGAGACCATGGACATGTTCTCTCGCATGGGTAAAAAACTCCAGCGATACATGGGCACTCAAGAGACTCGGGATCGTCTGAAAGCCGAAGGCTATGCCAAGGGTGGAATGACCGCTTCCAAGCGTGCTGATGGTATTGCCCAGCGCGGCAAGACTCGCGGGAAGGTGTACTGACATGATGGCCAGCCGTGGGATGGGCGCAATCCGTCCGAGCAAGATGCCCAAGGGGGTCAAAAAGCCCCGGCGGGATGACACCGACTTCACTCAGTACGCTGAGGGCGGGAAGGTGAACGCGGCTGGCAATTACACGAAACCTGAACTCAGGAAACGCATCGTCAGCCAAGTTAAAGCCGCTGCCACTCACGGCACCGGGGCAGGCCAATGGTCGGCCCGTAAGGCTCAGCTTGTCGCTAAGAAGTACAAGGCCGCTGGCGGGGGATATCGTGACTAAAGACGAGTTGCCTGAGCGCGATCAGCCAAAAGCTGACGGTGTGCGGTTGACCCCGCATTTCGTGGCACTTGACAAAAATTTTAAGGGCGCGGGCGGACGGCTTTCGTACACAAAAGAATTAGACAAAAACTCCAGCATTCAGGCGTATGTTGATGCTATGGCTGGCAAACCCGAAGGGCAGTCCGCGTTCATCAAACCTCAGAAAGTTGGCGTGGAGTACCGTCGTTCGTTTGCCAAGGGTGGCATGACTGCCTCCAAACGAGCCGACGGAATTGCGCAGCGTGGTAAAACGCGGGGGAAGTTGGTGTGAAAGCGCCGCAAAAGTCTCTTAAAGACTGGACCGCGCAAAAGTGGAGGACCAAGAGTGGCAAACCGTCTAGTAAAACTGGTGAGCGATATCTTCCAGAAGCTGCGATCAAAAGCCTCAGCCCTGCTGAGTACGCTGCGACAACTCGTGCAAAGCGTGCGGGGAAAGCTGCCGGGAAGCAGTTCGTAGCCCAGCCCAAAGGCATAGCTAAGAAAACAGCGAGGTTTCGATAATGGCAAAGTTTCCTGACCTGACGGGTGACGGCAAGGTCACTCAAGCTGACATCCTCAAAGGCCGTGGCGTTGAGGGAATGAAGAAGGGTGGCAGCACCAAATGGATTCAGTCCGCCATCAAGAAGCCCGGGGCTCTGCGCTCCGCGCTTGGTGCCAAAGAAGGCAAGCCGATTCCTGCAAAGAAGCTGGCCGCTGCCGCAAAGAAGCCGGGGAAACTTGGTCAGCGTGCGCGGCTTGCCCAAACCCTGAAGAAACTGGGGAAGTAAATGGCTCAGACATCCGGCTCCTCCGCATTCAACCTTGACCTGACCGAGTTGGTCGAGGAGGCGTTTGAGCGGGCGGGTTCGGAGCTTCGCACGGGTTACGACCTGCGTACCGCACGGCGGTCGCTCAACATCATGTTCGCGGATTGGGCCAACCGTGGCATCAATCTGTGGACGATTGAGCAGGGTCTGATTGACCTTGTCCCGGGCCAGAACACCTACGCACTGCCAACGGATACGGTTGATTTGCTGGAGCACGTCATCCGCACGGGCGCAAACGTGGCGGCGACTCAAGCCGACCTGACGATTACCCGGATCAGCGTCTCGACCTACGCCACGCTGCCCAACAAGCTACAGCAAGCCCGACCGATTCAGGTCTGGGTGCAGCGGTACAACGGCCAGCAGTCTCCGACGGGACTGACTCTGAGCGGCAGCATCAATGCTTCGGTAAACCAGATTACCCTGAACTCCGTGGTGGGCCTGCCTGCTACTGGGTTCGTGAAGATCGACTCTGAGATCATCAACTACGGGTACATCACCGGTAACACTCTGTACAACTGCTTCCGGGGGCAGGACAACACAACTGCTGCGTCGCACAATAGTGGCGCGGCGGTCTATTGGCAGCAGCTTCCGGCAATTACGGTGTGGCCTACCCCGGACAACTCTCAGGCGTATCAGTTCGTGTACTGGCGACTGCGCCGCACGCAGGATGCTGGTGGCGGTGTGAACGTCATGGATGTACCATTTAGGTTTATTCCGTGTATGGCTGCGGGGCTAGCGTACTACGTTGCTATGAAAGTGCCCGGTGGTGCTGAGCGTTTGGCGTTGTTGAAGGCGCAGTACGACGAGGCATGGCAGCTTGCCGCTGATGAAGACCGTGAAAAGGCAGCCGTGCGGTTTGTGCCCCGGCAGCAGTTCATTGGGAGTTCTTACTGATGGGTAACCGGTTCGCCAGCGGTAAGTATGCAATTGCTCAGTGCGACCGCTGCGATCAGCGGTTCAAGCTGTCGTTGCTGCGCCGTGAGGTGATCAAGACCAAGAACTACGAGTTGTTGGTCTGCCCGGAGTGCTGGGACCCTGATCAGCCGCAGTTGCAGTTGGGCATGTATCCTGTGGACGACCCGCAGGGTTTGCGTAATCCCCGCCCAGATCGCAGCTACCGGCTGTCTGGCACGAGTGGCTTGCAGATTCAGCCCGGAGGTGGCCCTCTGGGCACCGGGTCTGTGGAGGCGGGTAGCCGCATATTTCAATGGGGCTGGGCACCGGTGGGTGGAGCCAGTTTGAACGACGCAGGTCTGACCCCTAACAACTTGGTTTTATCTGTGCAATTGGGTACAGTAACGGTATCCACGACGTAAGGAGTGAACATGGACGCGATGAAGAAAGTGGCTAAGGCCGAAGTCAAAGCCCACGAGAAGCGCATGCACGGCGCTAAAGGCATGCGGGCGGGCGGCAAGACCAACGCCGACATGCTCAAGATGGGCCGTAATCTGGCTAAGGTTGCCAACCAGATGAATCCGGGCCGCAAACAACGAGGGGTCTGATATGCACAGCCAAGACGAATTCAAATATTTCCCGGCGGATACCAAAGATCCGATTGGGAAGTACGTCCAGCCCAAGGTCTATGCATCTGTTGTGGTAGGTGAAGAGCCCGCCAAAGAAACGATGCGCAAGGCCAACGTGAGTGTGGCCAACACTCGTAGCCAAGACTACCCGCCGACCAAAACCAGCGGCGAAAAGATTCGCGGCACCGGCGCGGCTACGAAGGGCACGATGTTCCGGGGTCCGTCGGCCTGAGATAGACCATGAACTACGCTTCGCTCGTCACTGCGATTCAGGATTACACTGAGAATACGTTTCAGTATTCGACCACGCCGTCGATTATCAACACGTTCATTCAGCAGGCCGAGCAGCGTATTTTCAACTCGGTTCAGTTTCCTTCGCTTCGCAAGAACGTGACGGGCATCACAACTGCGGCCAACAAGTATCTCTCCGCTCCCACCGACTTTCTCGCGGTGTATTCTCTGGCGGTCGTGGATGGGTCTGGCAACTACGAGTACCTGCTCAACAAGGATGTGAACTTCATCCGGCAGGCGTACCCAAATCCGAACGATCAAGCGATCCCCAAGTACTACGCGCTGTTTGGTCCCACGACCACGGGCGGAGCCAACCCAGTGCTGACGGACGAGTTGTCGTTCATTCTGGGGCCGACCCCGGATGCGCAGTACACGGTGGAGCTTCACTACTTCTTCTATCCGGAGTCCATCACCGTGGCTGCGGATGGGCAGACTTGGCTGGGCGATAACTTTGACTCGGTGCTGCTGTACGGTTCGCTGGTTGAGGCGTATACGTACATGAAGGGCGAGACCGACATGATGGCCTTGTACGACGGCAAGTACAAGGAAGCGCTGGCTCTGGCGCAACGTCTGGGTGATGGCCTTGAGCGTAGCGATGCGTACCGCAGTGGTCAGGCGCGTCTTGCACCGCTGCCGCAGAATAGCGGGGTCCGATAAATGGCGTTTACGGGCAATTACTCCTGCAACACGCTGCGCTCTGGTCTTGCGAACGGGACGATTAACTTCGCCTCTGACACGTTTTATCTGGCGCTGTACACCAACTCAGCTACGCTGGATCAGACCACTACCGAGTACACCACGACTGGGGAAGCATCGGGCGGCAACTATGTTGCAGGTGGGCAGGTAGTCACAGCGACGATCTCTGAGCAGACGACTGCCAGCGGTAGCATCACGTACATCAATTTCTCGGCTCCTGCGTGGACCGGCGCGATTACGGCGCGGGGGGCTCTGATCTACACACCCGGAGCCAACGGTGCTGTCTGCGTTCTGGACTTCGGTTCAGACAAAACCTCAACCAATTCTTTCACTGTGCAGATGCCCGCTAACACCAGCACGTCTGCTTTAATTCGGCTTGTTTAAGGAGCAACCATGTTCAACGAAAAAGTTAAAGCTGGCGGCGTGTTCACTGTGCAGTGTCACGACCAAGACGGCAACCTGAAATGGCAGGCTGAGAAGCACAACCTCGTGGTCAACGTCGGCCTCAAGGACATGAACGACAAGTACTTCCTCGGTAGCGGCTACACCGCTGCGTGGTACATCGGTCTGTACGGCGCGGCTTCTTCCAACAACCCGGCGGCTGGCGACACCATGGCCTCGCACGCTGGCTGGACGGAGGTCACTGACTACAGCCAATCGACCCGCCCCGCTGCTACGTTCGCTGCGGCTACCACCGCTGACCCGTCTGTGATCACGAACTCGGCGTCTCCGGCTACGTTCAGCATCAACGGCACGACCGTTGTGGGCGGCGCGTTCCTGACCAGCGACAACACCAAGGGTGGCACGACCGGCATCCTGTTCTCGGCTTCGGACTTCCAGTCTCCCGGCGACCGCTCGGTTGTTAACGGCGATACGCTGACCGTCACCTACACCTTCAGCCTCGACGCTGCTTAAGGAGGCCACATGGCTACCGCTTTCAAGAAGGGCGACGTTGTGAAGCTGACCACCGTAGTGCCGCAAGGCCCGGTGCTGGCTCTGCGTATGGACGACAGCGGCATCATCCAGTACCTCGTAGAGTGGGTGGATGCCAACGGTGTCACGCAACAACGCTGGTTCGACGAAGACCAACTGACGGGGGCCTGATATGGCCTTCGTCCTTGCGGACCGAGTCCGCGAGACCACGACAACGACCGGCACCGGTTCGGTGACGCTGGCGGGAGCCGTCACGGGGTTTCAGACCTTCGCGGCCATCGGCAACGGCAACATCACCTACTACACCATCGCGGGTCAGGGCACCTCTGAGTGGGAGGTGGGGATTGGCACGTATACGGCCTCGGGCACGACACTGTCTCGGGACACGGTGCTGGCGTCGAGCAACTCCGGGTCGCTGGTGAATTTCTCCGCTGGCACCAAGGACGTGTTTTGTGACTACCCCGCTGGCCGCGCTGTGATTGGTGGCATGGGGTACATCGAGAACGCCGCCACGATCACAACGTCTTCGACAATCAACACGGGTAACAACGCTATCAGTGGTGGGCCGGTGACGGTCAACAGCGGCGTTACGGTGACGGTGCCCTCCGGGTCTACTTGGACGGTTGTCTGATGTTTGGCTTCTACGCGTTCTCTACTACCGCCTTCTCAGCGCTGGCGGGGAACGTGTTCACGGCTGCGGTTATTGAGTCCGCAACGGCAACGGATACCAACGTCGCCCAGATTTCTGTACCGGCTTCTGTCTCAGAGCTTGCTTCGGGGGTGGACGCCGTTGCGGCACGTATCACTTTTGGTACGGCAGTTTCGGAGTCTGCTACGGGCAGCGACGCGGTTGCATCTCTGGCGACGTTTGGTGGTGTGATCGCTGAGTCCGCTACGGGCAGCGAGACCGTGGCTGCTGCGGCGACGTTTGTGAGCGCGGTGAATGAGATTGCGACGGGTACGGATACGGTTTCTTCTGTCCCGAACTACGCGGTGAGCGTAGCGGAGTCTGCTGCGGGTACAGATACTGTTCTGGCTGGCGCGGTGCTTACTTCAGCAATTGCTGAAACCGCCGAGGGCACGGACTTCACTTTTACCCAGCATGCCGTGTTTGGTGTGGTGGACGAAGGAGCAACGGGTACCGACACAGTTTCTGCCGCTGTGACTTTCCCGGCGCGTGTGGCGGAGTCTGCTCAAGGCAGCGAAACAAATTCTGCGGCTGTAAACTTTGCGGTTAGTTTTGTAGCAGGTGTGACGGCGCAGGATACGGTTGCTTCGCTGCCCACCTACTCTGCCCAGATTGCTGAGACAGCTACCGGGTCGGATGCGACGATTCCGAGCCTTGTCTATTTTGGCTTTGTGGAAGAGACTGTGACAAGTACGGACACTGCCGCATCCCAAGTGGCATACGGGGCTTTAGTGGCTGAGGCGGCTACGGGCAGCGAGACCATGGTGGCTGCGGCCACCTTCCCGGCGTTTGTAGATGAGAGCGCCCAAGCGGCGGAAGCTTTTGCTGTGATCGCGGCGTTTGCTGCCCTGATCCGAGAAAACGTAAACGCGGCGGACCAGATTATGGCCCGCCTGAAGTGGGAACTGATTGCGGACGCGCAGTCTGCTGGGTGGACCGTTATTGATGACACGGGGCCTTCCTCGTGGCAAAATGTTTCAACTTCGGCTGACGCTGGCTGGCGCAACATCGACACGAAGGAGCCTTAAATGCCATCCGCATATACCTCGCTGCTCGGGTTCGTGCAGCCCGTCACCGGGGAGTTAAACAACACCTGGGGCAACGCGGTTAACAACCAACTCACGCAGTTGGTTGAAGATTCTATTGCTGCTACGTCTACCGCCAGCGTGACCGCTGGTGACTGGACCCTGTCCACCACCGCTGGTGGTGCGCAAAACGAAGCACGCACGGCCATTCTGATTGCTACCGGCACGCCCGGTACGGCTCGGGTGGTCTACGCGCCCAAGTCCAGCAAGACCTATGTGGTCATCAACAACAGCGACAGCGTCCTGACGCTCAAAGGCGGCCCGGCTTCCCCCACGACGGGTATTGCGCTGCCTGCTGGTGGCTCGGTGTTGGCTGCGTGGGACAGCAATGTGGGCGACTTCGTAAAGGTCGCCGGAGGTGGCGGTGGCGCTACGGGTGGCGGTGCCAACCAAGTGTTTTTTGAGAACGACCAGACGGTGACCAACGACTACACCATCCCCGGCAACAAGAATGCCGGTACGTTTGGCCCGATTACTGTTGACAGCGGCATCACGGTCACGGTCTCGTCCGGCGCTGTGTGGACTGTGGTTTAAGGAGTAGAGATATGCCCATCACAATTTCTGGAACGACTGGTATTGCTGGAGTTGATGGCTCCGCAGGTACCCCTGCTGTGCAGGGTGGCGACTCTAACACCGGCATCTTCTTCCCCGCTGCGGACACGATTGCGTTTGCTGAAGGCGGCGCGGAGGTGGCGCGGTTTGATAGCTCGGGGAATCTGGGCATCGGGACGAGTTCGCCTAGCGACAGACTTACAGTAATTAGTGCTGGTACTCAGGTTGGCTCTACAAATTTCAGGCGTATTTCACGCATAGGTCTTGCTACGACTGATGCCAGTGTCTTAATTGGATACGATATTTCGGCAGGCTCGGGAATACTAGCGTCCACAAATGACTTCCCTCTTGCATTTTGGACATCTAGTTCTGGAACTTATGCCGAACGCGCCCGCATCGACACCAGCGGGAATCTGTTGGTGGGGACGACGACCTCTTTTGCAAAATTTTCTATGGTCGGTGTTGGGGGTAACAACCAAAATACTTTGTACGGCGGTGGGTGGGGTAGCGGCGTTGGCGCATTCGCGCAATTGACGGCTGTGAACACGTTAAATGCAGACGTAATTTATTTCAACACTTCTGCGGCAAACGTAGGAAAAATAGCGATCACTTCGACCGCAACCTCTTATGTCACTTCCTCCGATTATCGGCTGAAAGAAAATGTTCAGCCCATGACTGGTGCGCTGGCAAAGGTCGCGTTACTCAAGCCATGCACCTACACATGGAAGGCTGACGGCTCTGCTGGTGAGGGTTTCATCGCCCATGAGTTGGCTGAAGTTGTCCCTGATGCTGTCACAGGCGAAAAAGACGCAGTCAACGAAGATGGCAGCATCAAGCCCCAAGGCATCGACACCAGTTTCCTAGTCGCCACATTGACCGCTGCGATTCAGGAACAGCAAGCCCTCATCACCTCCCTGACCGCCCGCATCGCCGCGCTTGAAGGAGCCGCACAATGAGCCAAGTGTTCGGCGTCTACTTGCACTGCCGACCAAACGGGGAGCCTTTTTATGTAGGCAAGGGCACGCGCAAGCGCGCACGCGATTTTTATTCTGGGCGTAATTCGCATCACAAGCGGATTGTTGCCAAGTACGGCAAGGGTGCCATTCTTGCGCGGTTCATGGAGTGTGACAGCGAAGACTCCGCGTTGTCGCTGGAGGCGTGTTTGATCGCTGCATTCAAGAATGCGGGTTTTGACATGGCCAACTATTCTTCTGGTGGAGAAAGAGGCCGAGGCTGGGCGCTCAGCGAAGAAGCCAAACAAGCCATGTCGCGTGCAAAACAAGGACGCCGTCATTCCGAAGAACACAAAGCCGCGATAGGCGCGGCGCTCCGTGGCAAAAGTAGGAAGCCGCTTTCCGAAGAGCGACGGGCGCAAATCGGGGTGTACGCAAAAGGCAAGGCTTGGTTTAATAACGGTGCAGCAACTGTTTTTTGTAAGCCAGAACTTGCACCAGAAGGCTACGTGCCGGGGCGAATTGCGCCGTGGCTAAAACGCGAAAGGAAACAACGTGTCACAAATTAAAGTTCAAGGCAACGCCTCGGGCACGGGCATCTTCACGATTACCTCGCCCAACAGCAACAACAACCAGACCCTGACGCTGCCGGACAGCACGGGGACGGTGCTGACAAAATCTGGCACCTACGTCGCGACTTCTGATTTAGGCTCAGGAACCGCAAACAGCAGCACTTATCTTCGTGGTGACCAGACGTGGGCGACGGTTACTTCGCTCCCCGGCGCACAAGCGCAGGTCTTTACTGGCAACGGCACGTTCACCATCCCGACGGGCATAACCGCGATTAAGGTCACTGTTCAAGGCGGTGGTGGAGGCGGTGGCGGGTCTACCTATGC